TCATGCGTTTACCTGAGAAATCAACGCGTTCCACGTGGCCGGGCCTACGATTCCGTCCGCTTCCAATCCCTGCTCCTGCTGGAATTTCAGCACCGCTTCCTCGGTCATCGGGCCGAAGCGCCCGTCCACGGACAGCGAATTTCCCAGTTTGTTCAGCCCCGTCTGCAGCTCGCGCACGCCGCCGCCCACGCAGCCGGACTTGAACGTGAGGCGGGCATAGCGCGGCGCCCACGTCTGCTTCACCGCCGTGGAAACACTTTCCGCCGTCACATCCTCCGCCACGGCATAATCCACGCCGTTGATCAGGCCGTACGCGTTGGGGCCGCCGTTTAAGATGGTCTTGTCGGCAAACGTCCGCGTGGTGACCATCAGGTTGGAGGCGCTGGCATGGATGAGCATGTCGCCGGAAATCTTCACGTACACATGCCACGCGTTGCCCTCGCCGTCGCTCTGATAGCGCGTGGGTTCGCCGCCGTCCTGATCGACGATGAAGATCAGCGCGCCGACGGGAATGGAACCCAGCAGCGCGACGCCGTCCTCGATGCCGCCCTTGACGGTCACAAGATTGCGCCACATATCGTTGGTGCCGCGGTAATCGGCCTCCATGCCCAGCTCCCGCAGCGTCCACTCCACCAGCCCCTGGCAGTCCATCCCCTTGAGGGTCTCGCCGCCCAGCACATAGGGAATGGTTCCCATCAGCAGCAGGCTTTTGGCCTTGTCGGCCACATCCTGTCCGGTCACTCTGTTTCCTCCCCTTCCGCCGTCAGCGCCGTCAGCGTTTGATATTCCAGCTCCGTCAGCCGTCCCACGGCAAAGAAAACGTCGAGCTTGTCCTGCAGCCCGACGGTGTTGCCCCGCGCGATCATGCGCTCCAGTATGGTGTAGAGCATCCTTTAAACCTCCATTTCCAGCAGAATATTTTGATATGTCAGATCCACCACCGCGGCGTCCAGCTCCGCGATGGTCGCCTGATCCGCCTCGGCCTGCAAGGCCAGCAAAACGGACGGATTTACGACGGGCGCGATCATCAGGCCGGAGAACGTTTCGCCGTCCTCCCGCGTCCACGTTGCCCCGTCCGGCACCACGCGGTAGCCCTCGAGGAACGCCGCGCATTTGCCGGTGAAGAAGCCGTCCGCGTCTTCCCACGGTGTCCGGGTTCCCCCTTCGTCCTGCCCGGGGTGCGCTATGTAGTTTTCATCCAGATACAGCACGATCATTTCCTCCCTAACTCACGTAATAAACCTTGTATACGTACATTTGCACTGAGCTATACCAACCGCCCTGATTATATGCTTTCAGCATCACGTAGTAGTTGCCGGAGAGCGCGGAAACATCAATGGTAAGGGTCTTAACACCCGTTGATGTGCTTGCGGCGCTTGCCTGGAATGATGTATTTTTCCCAACGGATAATCCGAGATAGACCCCGCCGGGGGATGCTGAATAGGTTTGATTTATATACGCTTTGATTGCCGAAAGGTTGGTCACATCAATCGGCACGTCAAATCCGCCTACGGCAATGGCGTCAATGCCTTCGCCGCGGGAGGCGGTAACCGTGATATGATCGGAAGCTTTTCCAATCGAGCCGTTGATAGTCTGGATCGTATCGATATCATTCGCAAGAATGAATGTTCCGTAGTCGTACAAGGCCGTCGAGAGCGGAACCCATGCACCGCCGGTATATACGTAGCTGATCCGTTGATCCCACGTCGTGCCATTGTACTGCGTTACCTGCGTGGGATACAGTTTGATTTCGTCGGTCAGCGCAATCGGTGCTACGCTGGAAGCACCAACTAACAGCCAGATATCACCCGCGACAGGCGAGGCGGGCGCAGAAGATAAGGCGTAAACATCGCCCAGTGCGGTGGACGTGATCACGCCGACAGCGCCTTCCTTCGCGCTCGCGGGCAAGAGAAGTGCTGAAGCGTAGGCCTTGATATTGAGCTTCGCGCCTCCGCCCGCCGGAAACATCGTAATCATTCCCATATCAGCCTCCAATGATCTGCACGAGGATCGGAAGATCAATTTCCGGCATATCGCCCTCGGCGGTGACGGTGATCGTATCCGTACCCTGCGCCGTTACGTGCAGCAGCGCGTCCAGCGCGGCAAGGTACTGCGCGCCCGTGGCCGTTGCCGGAAGCCCGGCGACCGCCTTTTTCGCCGCCGTCATGCCGGATACCGCGACGGCCTGCGTATACGGCGCCTCCGTGCCGCTCCACGAGGCGGCGGCCAGCGTCGCGGACACTTCAATCACCGGAGGCGCGTAATCCACGTCCGGTTCCGCGTCCGCAAGCTCGCCGTCCCCGCCGCCCTTCTGGATCGCCGTGCGTTCGCCGATCGTCTGCATCGCGCCGATGTTATCACGTACCTGTGCCTGCTCGGTTTCCGCGAGCTCCTGCTCCGAAAACCGGAGCGCGTCCGCCGTCTGCGCTTCGATTTCATCCTCGATCATCTGCTGCACGGTGGAGCGCCGCAGGCTCTCGGGCGCGATCAACCCGCACACGTCGTCATCCTCGCGCTCGTCGGTGATGTCGGAGGCGAGAATCTCTTCCGCTCCGGCGCGGATCATCACCTGCGCCAGCGAAAGCTCCCACGTTTCGTCGTCCCGCGTCAGCGCCGGGGCTTCCGGCGTGCTTGCCGCCGTGCCGATCCGCTTCTCCACGGTCACCGTCCGCGCCGCAAGATCGAGCCGCAGAACGATCCGGTCGATGCGGCTGAGCTCCGCCTCGGTGGTATGCGCAAACGCCATCACACCGCCGCCGTCATCCTTGAGCTGGTAGTAATACCCTTGCACGAGCGCCGCGCCGTACCCGATCAGCGTGCGCATGGTGGAGCCCTCGGCGGTCACCTCCAGACAGCCGTCCGCCGCGGCCACCCCCGAGGATGCCAGCGCATGAAACGCCGCCGCCATGTCCGCCGAATCGTAGCTGCGCTCGTCCTCCGCCGTGCTGTTGAAAAAACCGTACTTCTCTTGAGCCATTTTCGTTTGTCCTTTCAGTTGGTAACGTTTTGCGTTAATGAGGAATTGGGAATGAGGAATGAGGAATTGCGGTGCGGTTGCTTGCGCAACCGGACGATTTCACACATGCATCAGTAACGTACTTCTGCATTGATTGAACCTATTGGCTGTAGTTTAGAGGATTCAATCAGAAGATTGCGGAGCAATCTTTCCGCAATTCCTCATTCCTCATTCCCAATTCCTCATTAACCGAAGTTCCTCATTCCTCATTGTCTCAACGCGTTACTGTATGGCGTTCTGCCGTGCGCTGAGCACCTTTCCCACGGTGACCGGCGCGTCGCCGAAGCTGGCTGCCAGCGTCCGCGCGCCGTTTTCGTAGGTCTCGGTCATCTCGGCGATCCGCACCGCCGCGCTGCCGAAGCGGCCCCGCATCAGCACCAGATCACCCACGTCGTAATCCCGCCCGTAGCGGCACGCGCCCGAATCGATCAGCGCCGCGGTGACCGTGGTCTTCACATCCGCGTCACTGAGCTTGTTTTCCGCGTAGAGCGAAAGCAGGTCGGGGTCCTCGATGCTGCCCGCGTCCACCCACAGCTCTCGCCGGGCCGCGCCCTGCGCGCCGCCGCCCGCGCAGAGGATGAAGCGGTCCTCGTCCTCGCCCGCGCCTCCCGCATACGCCGTGGTCGCGCTGCCGGAGAGGATTTGCTTGTAGGTCACGTCGGCTGCGTTGCCGTTCAACGCGCTGATCAGGCACAGCGCGTCCCCCGCCGTGCGGTCCGCGCCCGCCCACGCGGTAAACAGGAACCGCTTGCTCGGAAGGTCCGGGAGGATATCCCAGCCCACGCCCGTCGCCTCGCCGATGGACTGGAACAGCGTGTCCAGCCGGTCAAACCGCGCCTGCCACGGCAGGCTTTCGCCGCGCTCCAGATTGTCCGCGGCGATCAGGCCGGGGATGGCGCGGGCGCCGTCCTCCGGGCTGATGAGATTGTTCATCGCAAAATGCAGGTACGCCGCCTCCGCGCTGCCGGTGAACCGGTCCCACCCGAAATCCTGATACGCCCGCGCGCCGCTTGCCAGCGGCGGCACGCACACGCGGCGTTTGGCCAGCCCCTTGAGCATACAGCCCTTCACCGCCAGCGTATCGCGCGAAAACGCCTGCACGTCCTCAATCAAGAATACCCTCTGTTCGTCAACCAGCGCCAGCACGCCGGGGGCCAGCGCCTCCGCGCCCGGCGCGTCGGGGTGCGCCGTCAGGCTGAAGCTCCCCGTGCCGAAATAGCTGCGCGTGAACTGCAGGCTTTCAAACTGCGCCAGCTCGCCGAGCTTGGTAAAGGCGAAGTCCATCAGCTGAATTGTCATAGAATTATTCCCCGCCAATCTTATATTAATGAATCTATGCTTGCAGATTAATCCTTGAATCCTATTGAATGGCTATTAAAAACGCCTTGCATTTGCAAAGCGTTTATTAGGTGAAGTTATTTCCACTAGTTCACTAGTTTATACTTCGTTTTTAAGGTATTACACTGGTTGTAACCAATGTAATTCGATTTCTGAAGTCTTCCCACAACAATACCTGGATCAATGTCAATTTGAGTAGCAAAAGCTTTTATTGAGATTGCAGAGAAATCTTTCTGTTCGATAAATGCAAGAAAGCTAGACTCAGGTATTAATGTGTTTGCTGAAAAAACATCAGCTATATCCTCTTCTTCTGGTGTAGCTTCTCCATTCCTATTAATATGTCCACTTAAAATATGCCCGATCTCATGAAACAAGCTAAACCAAAACCGATCAGCATCGCATCCACGAACAGTTAATCCCATTACGATTTTGTTCCCATCAGGGAACGTCGCCCCATGTAAACAAGTCCCTTTCATATGTGGAAGTAACACTAGCGCAATGCCACAAGACGTCAGAAGGCCCTCTAATTCCGGGCAAAATTCTTCAGGATTTTTAGTCGTCATAGCACGAATTCGAGGAATAATCGTATTAAGCCTCTTGATATCGATGCCCGCCACTTCTATATTGCTTGCTTCGATTCGTGCTTTCTGTGCCCATGCAGCTAATGCGTAATTATGATTTTCTTTCACCTCTGTACGTCGATATGCAATACCAGGAATCATAAGACTTTCCAGCACATCAAGACGAGCAACAGAAAAGAATTTTCGTAAATTCATTACTCTTTCGCTTGCGGTCCTTGTTTCTGGTACCCAATGGTATTTTGACATTTCGTTATAAGGAATTTCTTTTGCAATTTCTTGATCTTCATCAATCGCATTTTCAAGTTCTACTCTTGCTAATTTTTCTCGAAATCTGCTTTCGAGATTATTCCAAAATTCTGCGGGCAATCCTAATACAGACTCAAGTCTCTGTGCAACATCTTGCGACAATCGAACTTCTCCATTAACAAGATGACTGATATGTTTCTCTGACATGTCCATGCGTTTGGCAAACTCTTTCTGAGTCATTCCACGCGTATTAAGTTGTTCCTTGATGGTTGCGCCGGGCGGTGTTGCGATAGTTTTCCGGCTTCGCATGGTAATTGCTCCTCTCACATTCTGTGCTCTGCTTTTAAATGTCAATTATGATAGTCCACGATCTCAAGTACTTGTACGGTTTGATCATCAATCTTTTGAAAAACTAGACGCTGTGGGTGCACCAAATACATTGCTAATTGTTCTTTTCGCTTTCCTTGAAGTTTGTGACACCCTCCCACTTTGAACTGCAGCAATGTTTCCAATGAATTTATGGCTTTAAGTTCACCAATCCTTTGATCAATCTTCTCTGCCATTTCATTTCCGAGCTCTTTTGTTGCTATCTCAGCATCTTCACAAATTCTTCTCAACTTATTCGTTCGGTAATCGACAATCAACCCACCACCCCGTTTACCTTGAAGGTCAACATCATATTAACATTAAGTATCAAAATATGTCAACAGAAATTTACCTATGCGGTAAATCACTCAGAGTATGCGATTATTGTTAACTTAAACCCCCTCAAACGCCGCCCGCCACGTGACGGTGATCTCGCTTTGCGCGCTCGCGCCGCCGGCCACATACTTGAGCGCGTTCAGGCCCGGGCGCAGGGTGAAATCCGCCAGCGGCGTATCCAGGCTCAGCTTGCCGAACGCGCTTGTTTCGCTGCCGTCCGCGTCGATGATCGTTACGGAAAGCCGCGCCGGATCGGTATTGAGCACTAGAGTGTTGCCCTCCGGCACCGCCGCGCTCATGGCGATCTCCCTGCCCGTCGAAAGGTTTTGCAGGCGCGGAACCTCGCCCTTGCACAGCACCCGGATCTCCACCGGCGCGCTCACCTGTCCCTGGTTGTTCGCGTCCCGGAAATAATCGCGCCGCCCGAAATCCACCGGAAGGACAAATGGCAGCGAAAAGCCTTTGCCGGCGTTTTCAAACGCGACGGAGGTCTGGTTCACGGCGTACCAGTACGGGCTGTCGCAGCGAAAATTGAGCTTCACGTTCGGCTGCGCGTCCAGCGTGCGGCTGCCCGCGTCCAGCCCGCCATAGGGGATGGCGTAGGTCATGTACCGCCCGTTGTCGTTTTCGTAGAGCAGCACGGCGCGCTTCCCGTCCCGCATCGCCTTGTCCGGCGAGAGGACGTTCAAAAGCTCCATGCGCCGCCCGTACAGCTCCGCCCGCGAATCCCCCATAATGTGGATCGTCAGCGCCAGCAGCCGCTTTTGGCGGCGGCACGAGACCGCCGTATCCCCCTGCTGATAGGCCCCGCGGATGCTCGTAACCTCCACCTCCGGCAGCCCCAGCCCGCCGACCTTCGAAAGCACGAACGGCGCGCCGCAGAACACCGCCTGCTCGTTGTTCAGGTTGATATAGGTAAGCTTTTGCATCGTTCCTTACGCCTCCAATAGCTGTTCCGCAAGCGCCTCATTGGCTTGCTGGATTCGCAGCGCCGTCTCGGCGGGGGTTTCGACGGGGGTGTTGAAGGTGTTCTGCTGGGTGATGGTCACGCCTGCTGCGGCGGACGCCGCATGGTCGGTATAGAAGGCCTCGGCAGCCTCCTGCATGGCGGCGCTCAGGCTCTCCTGCACAGCCGCGATGCTCTCGCTCAGGGTATCCGTCCAGCCCTCCACGCTGCCGACCTTTTCGAGAAACCCGTCCAGAAGCTGCTCCCCGAGCGTTTGGCCCGTCGCGTTGTAATCGGGCGCGTAGGAGGCGATCAGGTCGAGCAGCTCATCCTGCGTGCTTTCCATCAGCAGCTTTTCGGCCTCGGCCTCCAGCGCGGCGGTCTGCAGGCGCTCGCCGTAGGCGGCGTTGATCGCGTCCGCCTGTTCGTCCAGCGCGTCCAGCTCCGCCTGCGTTTTCTCCGCCACGGCTGCAAGCTGCGCCTCCAGCGCGGATTTTTCATCCTCGCGGGCGGTCTCGGTCAGCCAATCCGCATAGTCCGCCTGCGCGTCTTCCAATTGACGGGTAAGCTGCGCGCGGTTGTAATCATTCTGCTCGTAGGCGATCGCCTGCTGCAGCTTTTCGATCGTGCGGGTGTAATCCTCTTCGGCGGCGGCGCGGTCCTCCGCCTCGGTCAGCGCGTCCAGCGCGTCGATCTGTGCCTGAATGGCGTCGGTGCTGCTCGCCTGCCAGTCCTCCCACGCGTCCCGGCTTTCCGTAAGCATGGCAAGCTCCGCGTCGCGCATGGTTTCGTAGCGGTTGGTCAGCGCGGTGATCATCCCGCCGAGCAGGGTGTCGAGGCTTTCCGCGTCGCGCGCGGCGATTTCTGCCTGCACGGCCAGCAGGCGTTTTTCCAGATCGAGCGCCTCCTGCGCGCTGAGACTGTATTGATTCATACCGTTCCGGATCGCTTCGAGGTACTCCAGCTCCTGCTCGTACGTCGTGCGCGACAGCGATTTCAGCGTTTGCAGCGTGCTGACGGCGCTCTTGTAATTGGTCTGCGCCTGCGCCAGCGCGGCGGCGGTCGTCCGGCTGCCGTTCAGATCGGTAAGCAGCTGGTTGGCCGTGCGCCGCAGGGCCGCGAGCTTCTCCTCCGCCTGGGCGGTATCCAGCGTAAGCGAAAGCGAATCGCCGCCCGCGAGCGCGGCGATCTTCGCCGCCACCAAGTCGAGCTGCGTGATCGCCTGCTCCGCCGAGGCGGAGATCAGAATGGAAATCTCGTCAACCGTCAATCGTCTCGCCTCCCGTTCCGAAAAATGTCATGGGGTCCACGGCCTCGTTTTGATCCCGCGCGCCGCCGTGCAGCTCGCCCCACGCTTTGAGGATCAAGGGCAGCTCGGCGGGGTAATAATCCTCCAGCAGCGCGCGCTTTCCGATGCCGATCCTGAGGCACGCGGCGATCAGCCTTTGCAGCCAGCTTTGAGGGTCGCGGCGAACCGGCTGATCGTTTGCCGTACGCGGCCCGCCGCCGCCCAAAAATTTTCCGCGTCGTTCACCTCAAGCCATGCTTCCGCGATTTCCATAAGCCCGTCCGCGCCGATGACCTCGTCGTTTAAGAGCCTATCCTCCGGGATATCCGTCAGCGCCGCGATCAGCGCCACGGCCTGCCCCGGCACCACCGCCAGCGCCCTGAGCGCAAGGTCGATCAGCCTGCTCCGGTCCGGCGTCCTCAGCGCTTCCAGCACGCCCGCGATGTCCCCGTCCGGCACCAGCTTTTCCGCCGTTTCCCGCGGGAACGTTTCCAGCAGCCGGATCGCCTGCAAGTACCTGCCCAGCGGCATCCGCCGCACCTCGCACCCGCGCACCGTCACGCTGCGCGGCAGCGATACATCGATCGAGTTCATTGTTGTCCTTTCTTTGGTAAATGCTTACTTTTCTTTTGGAACAAAAGCATAGCTATATTTTTCGTTTTGCATATATACAAGTTAGAATTAAGTAAACGATGGCAAAAGCGTCTGTACGATGACGAATCGGATTTTCGTCAGGTTGGGTTTGCTCAGCCCGAAGTAGTAGCAGCGCTACATCGAGGGCTGCGCAGGCCCAAGATGGCGGAAATCAGATCGCCAGCGTGCGGGTGATTTTGTCAGCGTTTACTTAACTTCGGCAACCGTAAGGAATGCAGTGCATGCGTCGGCATTACTTCCGTCCTCCTTGAGCTGCATCACGGCCCAGGGTTTGAGGGTGGCGAGCTGGGGCTTCTTGAACACGCCGGAGAGAATGACCTCGCACACGGAGGCGTTTGCTTGCTTCGAGGCGAAGTTATCGAACTTCACGCCGGTCAGCTCGAACACGCGGTAGTTGAAATAAAACGGCAGGCCGCTGACCGTATCCGCCACGCAGCGCAGCGCGAAGAACTTGCCCGAGACCGAGAAGTTCGCCTCCAGCGTTTCGGTCGTCTCGTCGTACACGCCCAGGCCCAGCGTTTGCAGCTGGGAAAGCGGCACCTCCGCCATGCGCAGCTCCACGTCCTCGCCGGATACGTTGCGCAATTGCGCGTAAAGATCGTCGTCGTAATACAGGTCGGTCTTCTGCTCCTTCACGGAGCGGCTCATCTGGCCCGCGTAGGTCAGCGCCGCGCCCGCGCCCGTCTCATACGCGGTGAGGGAATCGGTCAGGATCGGCGCAAGCGCCACGCCCCGAAAGCCGATGATGGCTCGTTTTGCACTCATAGGGTTGTTCCTCCTAAGATAGTTTTTGGAATGTCAGCTTTTGCTGCGCGGTCTCGCCGTCGATCTCCTGGGTGCGCGTCAGCGTATATCCCAGCGCCTCCATGGCGGCGGTGATGCTTTCGCCCGTTTCGTCACACGCGCTCATCGTCGCGGCGAAAACGCGGATGCCGTACACGCGCTGGATGAGATACGCCGCGTTGTCGCGGATATCGGCGACGCTTTCGTCATCCAGCCCCACCGCCGCGCACGGCAGCTTGGCGGTCTGTTTGGGCCAGCCGCGGGTCACGCTGCCGATGCCCTGTATCTGCGCCAGCGCCCCGGCGATCCTCGTTGCTTCGTTCAATTGCTTTTCCTCCGTATGGCGTTTCGCACAGCGTGTGTCACGCTTTGCTTCAGCGCGCCTTTGCGCGCTATCAGCGCGGGCGCGAGGTAAGGCTTTGGCGGGCGGCCCAGCGCCCCCAGCTCCACAGGCGCGGCGTATTGAAGCGCCGACCCGACGGTCGCCTCAATCTCTGTGCCGCCTTCACGCACCTCGGCGCGGATGCTGTTTCTCAGCGTTCCCGTATCCACCGGGCAGCGGCGCTTGGCCTCGGCCTCCAGCTTTTCCGCCTCGGCCTCCATGGCGGCGGCCAGGTTTTGCCGGATCGCTTCCGCGATCTCCGAAAGCCGTTCCCCGGCCGCCGCCGCGCCCCGCGCGCGGATCATCCGCGCATCTCCGCGGGGATGAAGGCAAGCGTGAATTCCTTGTGGCCCTTGTAGCGCCTGGGCATTTCCGCTATGCGGTAATCGCAGGCCTCCGTTTCATCTGCATCCACGCACACGCCCATGCCTTCCGTAAGTAGTTCGCTGCCGTCAAAGAGCATCAGGAGCTTCGCCTCCGGTGTTTCTCCATAGGCTGCCGCGCCCGATTGCTCCGTCAGCGGCTGCAAAACCGCGCGGACGGTGAACGCCCGCGTATCGTCAAACCGGTACAGCCGGTCGTTCGCCTGATACACCGATGCCGCCGCCGTGGGCTTCACGGTGACGGTCTGCTTCATTCCTTCGCACAGCCGCATCTTCAGCCCACCCTTGCGACGCGCATCGCGTCCAGCTGCGCCTTTACCATCGCTGGCAGGCTATCCACACGAATGCTCACGCTGCCCTCGCTGTGCTCGCCCTCGCCCTCCAGCCCCAGCCGGTTATAGCTGATGGCCGCCAGCTCCACGATCGCCGCGCCGGCAGTCTCCGGCAGCGTTTCCCGCCCCGTGTAGCCCTGCGTAAACGCCGCCGCGTCCGTGATCAAATCCTCCAAAAGCGCGTCCTGCGCCGTATCCGAGATCCGCAGCCTGCGCTTGAGCTTGTCCAATGTTTCCGACATGTTCGTTCCTTTCAGGGGGGAGACGTTGAGGGTTTCACCCCCAAGCCCCTGACAAGGGCTATGCCCTTGACCCACCATTGACCGCGCATTGCGCGGTCAAAATGGAGGTTCAGGGGCACTGCCCCTGATCAGGAGTTTGAGGGCTGAAGCCCTCAACGTACCAGTTCGCCAGCCTGTTCAGAAGGTGTGATATGCTAGACGGCAAGGAGGGGATGGGCTGAGCTTACTCGTAACGTAAGTGATGCCCAAACCCGACGCAGCCAACAACGCAGATCGCGCCTTATGGACAGGCTGATTACGATGCCGCGTAGTGGAGGTAGATACCCGCAACCTTATTCTCGTAGACATCGGCGATCGCCACGTGGCGATAGCCGAACTTGTACCCGTCGGTGGACTGGTTCACGTCGGGCAGGATCACCTTGGGCGCGACGTGCTTGGAAAACTGGATCACGGCGTCGCGGTGGATGACGATGAAGTTGATGTTCTTGCCGGTATCCGCCTTGGCATAGCCGCCGGCCTCCTCGCCGGAGGTTGTGCCGTCGAGCTGGGTGATCGCGGTATAGAAACGCGTCTGCGGCACGAGCACCTTGGCCTGGAAGCGGTCCATCACCTCGCGGCTCTTGGTGGTGTCGAGGTCGGCGATCAGCCCGTCGAGCGTCGGCGTGATGAACAGGTAGCGGTCCTCGTAGGGCACCTCGCTCTCGTCCAGCGCCGTCACCGCGCTGCGCAGCGCCGAGATGACGCCCGCGCCGGTGGTCAGCGCGCCGCCGGCGGAGATGCCGGAAATGCCGGAGGTCCCCGCGTATTTGGCGAAGCGGAAGGCATCCAGCTCCGGCACCACCTTGGTGCGGATCAGCTCGCCCGCCAGCCGCCCGTAGGCGATGCCCGCGGTCTCCAGATCGTCCATCGAGTCCACGGTGAACATGCGGCCGCGGTCGAAATTGCACTGCACGGTCTCGTTGGTCAGCGTCACGTCGCCGGATACGTAGCCGCTGGCGCGGTCGTAATCGGCGAGGCCCTGCACGCTCATCTTGGGAATGATCAGCTCGTTGGCGTTGGCGCCCTGTTTCACCATCTCGTCGTTGCCGTCCAGCACGGCGGAGAGGCTCGCCAGCTTGTACACCTCGTCCAGCGTATCGGAGAGAGTCTGTTTGAAAAGTGTGATCGAATTCGCCATATTTCATGCTCCTTTTTTTGTTTTGGGGATTTCTTCGTGAATGATGTCGTTTGCGCTAATGAGGAATTAGGAATGAGGAATGAGGAATGAGGAATGAGAAATGAGGAATTGCGGTGCGGTTGCTGCCGCAACCGATTGATTGCAAAACCCTATCTTGCTTCGTTTCACCACTGAAATCGTTACGATAACAAGCCATAAGCAAAGGAATGAAATCAGAAGATTGCGCAGCAATCTATCCGCAATTCCTAATTCCTCATTCCTCATTCCTCATTAACCCCGTCTTCGTCCCCGTCTTACCGGATTCCAACCGCCTTCTTGAGCCTGTCCTCGAAGCCCGCGGCGGTGCTGACGGTTGCGGCGGGGGCCATGCCCTTCATGCGCTCCTCGATGCCCTGCTGGAGGGCCAGGCGGAACGCCTGTTCCAGCTGGTCGATCGCCGCGCGCATGCTCTGCTCGTCGGTATACTCCAGCGCGTCGGCCAGCTCCGAAGGCAAGCCCTTCTCCTGCAAAAGCTGCACGGCGGCGGCATGGATCTCGCGGCGCTGCAGCGCTTCCTCGCGCTGGGCAAGCGCGGTTTCCCGCTCGGTCATCTGGTGCTGCGCGCGCTGCTCGGCGGTCATCTGCGCAAGCTGCTCCGCCTCCTGCCTCGCCTGCGCCACAGCCGTTTCGGCCTTCTTGCGTTCGGAAGCGATGGTCTGGTTCACAATGCGGTTGATATCATCCTGCGTAAAGGCCTTTTCCGCCGTTTCGGCCTGCGGTTCGGGTTGCAATTCCGGTTCCTGATCCTCAAGTTTTTTCAAATCCAAGCTCATGGTTCTCCTCCCGTTTTACGCCCGTCGGCTGAACTCCCGCAAAGCGGGTTTATGCAAAAAGCGTACCGTTGCAGAAACGGACGCTTTATACATTCGTGATGTTAAGAGCAGCTTGTATCAATGAGGAATGAGGAATGAGGAATGAGGAATTGCGGTGCGGTTGCTTCGCAACCGAAGGATTTCTAGGTAAACGATGAATAAAGCGCTTGTGCGATGGTGGGTCAGATTTTCGTCAGGTTGGGTTTGCGGAACCTGAAGTAGTAGCAGCGCTACGTCGAAGGTTCCGCGGGCCCAAGCTGGCGGAAATAGGACACGGCAGCGTGCAGGGGATTTAATCAGCGTTTACCTAGAATATCCCCTCAGCAAACTACCTCATGTTGCGTTGTGTAGTATGCGTCAGGAATGGAAATCTAAAAGATTGCGCAGCAATCTATCCTGAATTCCTCATTCCTCATTCCTCATTCCTAATTCCTAATTAATAGAAGTTCCCCATTCCTCATTCGCTTACGCCTTCTCCATCCACGGAATCTGCGACAGCAGAATTTCGTCGGGGACGATGCCCCGGTAGGCCTGCACGGTATGGGCAATTTCCAGATCGTTCACGGGCAGGGTGCGCTTGAAGGTGATCCGGACCTGGTCCACGTCGAGCTCCGCCGCGCCCTGCACCTGCAGGAAATGTGCCATGCGGTAAAGCCGCGTGCGCAGCGCCTCGCGGAACCAGCGCTCCTTGATCTTGGTGTGCTGCTCAAAGCCCAGGAGCTTAAAGCGCATCGCCACGCCGCTGAGGTTGCCTGCGAACTTATCGTCGGTCAGGTCCGGCACGAAGCTCAGCTTGTGGATATCGTCGGCCAGGCTCTTGCGTAAAAGCTCCGCGCCGCTTTCCGAATCCGGCTTGGTGATGAAGCCCGCGTCCGCCCCGTCCCCCGGCAGGAACAGCGTACGCGTGTGCCGGAGCCTCCGGCTCGCCGCGACGGCGGCAGCGGCGGGATCGTCCGCGGTCGGCTCGTCCGTCTCGGCGTCCTCCAGCCCCAGCGCACCCACGCCCTTCAGCACCATGATCGCGTCGGTGAACTGCTGCTTGTCGTTCACACGGTCGGACTGCAAGGCATCGTACGCGTCGATCAGCGGCAGCACCGGCTCAAAATCCCCGGTCTCTGCGGCGTTGTTCCAGTACTCGGTCATCGGCACGCCGCCGAAGTAATGCGCCGCGCGCGCAACCTCCGCGGGCGTTTCGTTGGAAATCCGCTCCATGTGCACAACCAGTGCGTCGGTGCACACGGTGATGCGCTCGCGGCATTTCTTCAAATGCTTGTCCAGCACGTCGCTCACCGTAATCCCAAACAACGGGCGGTGCTCCACCGTATCGTCGTACACCACGAAAGCGTGGCGCGGATCGGCCTGCGTGACACGCGGCTTGGCCTGACTGTCGGCATAGCAAAGCTCCACCGCCTTGCCGTACACGGCGGCGTCCACAGCCAGCTCCGCGTCGATACTCTGCGTGTCGCAGCGCCGCAGCGCGCCCAGCAACTGCTCAAACGCCGCCGGATGCTCCTGCATCGTGTACTGCACCGGCGCGCCGACCAGATACCCCGCCGCGATCGCCGCGATGTACCCGGGCAGCGCGTGCGCCAGCCGGTTGTTGGGCAGGCCCGAAAGCCGTGCGCGGTCCAGAATGGCGTGACTGCCGTCGAAATAGCGCTTCAATACGTCCAACCGCGTTTCACGCTGCCTGCGATGCTCGTTCAACAGCGCCAGCAAAAGGTCACTTGGCGGCAGACCGTCAGGCAGAAGAAGATTTTGGTCTATCGAAATCATACGTTTACTCCATTTCTTAGATTGATGGAAGTTCCTCATTGCGGATATCCGTCTATCTCGGCACGATGGCTTTCGCCTCCGCGCTCACGCTCTCCAGCGCGTAGCGCGTCGCGTCGATCAGATGGTTGTTCCGGTCGGGGTAGAAGGGCAGCGGCTCGCCGTCCCTGCCGCGCTCATATTCATAGGAAGAAAACTCCTCGGCGGCGTGCGGCGTCTTTTTGGGGTCGATCACGATCTTCACGCGGCTTTGCAGCCACTTCATGCCGTGGGTTACGCTGTCCGGCCCCTTTTTGGCGGGCACCACGCGTACGCCCCGCGCCCGGAGCTCCGCGATGGAGCGCGGCTCGGCGCTGTCGCAGGTGACCGCGCCGCCGCAGGCGCGCGTTTTCACCTCTTTGGCCAGCGCGTCGGAAAGCATCCGCAGCGACACGAATTCCCCCACGATATACAGGATGCGCCGCCGCCCGTCGTAGGCGCAGCGCACGAACGCGTCCGGATCGGACGCGAACCCGAAATCCAGCCCGCAGTAGGTGCGCAGTCCCTCCCACTGCGACGGGCGCAGCGGCCTGAGCGTTACGTTTTCAAATACCTCCGCGCCCGTGCCGGTAACCTCTCCCAGGTACATGTGGCGGTATTCGCGCGGATTGTGCTCCTTCAGCGCCTCGGCCTCCAGCAGGAACGCGTCCCCGAGCCATGCCCGGGGAACGTCCCGGTAATCGCTCCGGCAAAGCATCCGGCCAGCCTTCGGGCTGCGGGCTTCCGCGTTCACCCAGTTCGCCTGCGACATCGGCGGATTATAGCTGCACAGCGTGATCGTTTTCTCCGTGGTTCCGCGCAGGATGGAGGCCTTGATGGTGCGGATATCCCGCATCCCGGAAAACTCCGTCAGCTCCTCAAACCACAGGTACTTGAAATACCCCTTCTGCAGCTTCAGGCCCTTGGATTTCTCCGGCTTGTCCGCCCCGCGGAATAAGATCCGCTGCCCGGTGGGGATATACTCGATCTCCGGCGGCGTGACCTTCAGCCGGAACCACTCCCCCACGCCCAGCAGGTCGATGGCCCACTTGAACTGCGCGAACACCGATTCCCGGATCGTTTCCGCTACCCTGCGGTACACGATGGCGTTGGCCTCCGGCTCGTCCATCAGCCCGCAGAGGATGAACAGCGAGGCGAAGCTCGATTTGCCCGAGCCCCGCCCACCCGTCAGCCACAGCTCGTCGCAGCTCCCCGCGCGCCCGGCGCGCCATGCCTCGAAGAACGCGGGCGCGATCAACCTGGAAAGCCGGATGTCCGTCATATCAGTCGTCCTTTACGTTTGGAATATCGTCGATAATTCTTGGCGCATGGGGCGGCGGGCTGCTGTCCGCCAGCGCGCCGTAGCGCTTGGCCAAAAGCTCCGCCGCGCGCAGCCTGTCGCGCGGGGTGATGCGCTCGTCCTCGCCCTCGTCACCGCGAAGCACCGAGGTCAGGCATTCCAGCACCTCATCCTCGCCCGCGATATTGGCACCGGACTTCGTTTTCTTCCTGCCCAAGGACATCGCACCCCTCCTCACACGGCTTCATGGTACGAGTATAGGGGGGATTGGAGTGCAATAGCGTGCGATCATCCGACAAATCACAACAGGCAAATAGTAGACATAATCAATCTCAATGAACCCGTCAATACCTCCATACCATTTATCTGGGCAAACGATGATTAAATCACTTTACGGCCGCCACGGCAGAGTGCTGCCGATTCATGTGATGAAAACCGCAGGAATAGTGGAGCTATTTCAAGGTTTGAAGAGCTTGAAGCGGTTGTGCTATGCTGCGGCAGACGTGAAGGGCATTTATTCAGCGGTTACCTAGGCAAACGCCGTGTAAAGAACGTGCATGATGGCAAATTGAATTTTTGTCAGGTTGGGTTTGCACAACCCGAAGTAGTAGCAGCGCTACGTCGAGGGTTGCGCAGGCCCAGCCTGGCGGAAATGCGATCACCGGCATGTGCGGGATTTATACGGCGTTTGCCCAGCGTTTATTTACAGGTTGTACATAATTCGTTTACATTTTGTGCAACGCTTCGCCACTTTCATCCGTCATAATAACAGTGAGGTGAATGTTATGGCGAAAATACTCATCTACGGCAAGGATAAGAAAGTAACGGACAAGCTATATCATATTTTGAACCGGAACGGTAACGAGGTGCAGCGCCTCAGCCCCTCCGACGGCGTCCCCGGGCAGCGGGAAAAGGATACGCTGGTCGTGATGGACGCCCGCCTGAAATGGCCGGAGTGCCGCGCGCTGTTTCATAAAATCCAGGGAATGGAATACCCGGTATTGTTTTTAACCGCGGATCAGGACACCGTCACGCATCTGCGCGCGCTGTACCGGGGACGTTCGGACGTACTGGTGATGCCCTTCTCGCCCAAGACCGCGCTGCAGGTGGCCGACGGATTGCTGCAGCATAACCGGCCGCTTTCCCCGCTGACCGTGGACGAGGAAACCCGCGTGGCGATGCTGGGCGACGAGCGCGTGGAGCTGACCGCACAGGAGCTTGCGCTGCTTTTAACCCTGATGGAAAACCCCGATCTGCCCGTAAGCCGCGAGCATCTGCTGCGCAAGGCATGGGGCTACCAGAGCATGGGCGAAACCCGCACGGTGGACGTGCATGTGCAGCGCCTGCGCCGCAAGCTCGGCATGAACCGCATTGAAACGGTCTACCGCTGCGGCTACCGGCTGAAGACCGCCTGA